TTTTTTTTTTTTTTTTTTTTTTTTTTTTTTTTGATTAATAATAAGCAAATAAGCAATTGTGATTAAAATAAAAGCAAAGCGAAAGAAAAGTGATTAAAAATAAGTCCTTTTTCGTAGCGGTTGTCAATAAAATCTAAGTCCATTTTCATAGCATGTCTTCAATTGATGTCTTATTAGGGTCTCAAAATCAAGGTGTTCCTAGTCCCGTCCAAAAGGGGCTGCTGTTCGCGGCATTTCCGCCGGTGTTAAGCATACTGGTGTCCGTCAGGGAAGAGGAAAACTCTAACTCAAAGTTAAGGGCAGATGGTAAAGCACCACCGCCAAGTCGGTTAAAAGTAATTAAATCTATATCTCGTACTTGCACAACATTGGCCTTTAGTCCGCCATGACCATTCTGCCGGGAACTTTGACTATCAGAGTCTTCACTCTTCTTGTCAGGTTTCACGGCTTTCTGCTCATTAACCATTAAGCCAAATGTCCCACAATCCCAGGTGGTCGGGATAAAGGATCCCTGTAATTCAGGTTCCCCAAAGAAATTTAGGTCAAGATCTGACCATACTTTAGATATGAGAGGTAGATTTACTTCCTTTAATTTTTTGTTCACTGTTGCCTTCCATTCATTAAAATACTTTGGACCATGTCCAAAAGCAAGTAAGATAGATTGCTCACAGTTAACAACTGTCGCTTCTTTTAGGTCTGGAGATGTCCAAACCCAGCGAACTGCATCAGTGATTGATACCTTATCCAAAGGTGCCAACCAGTGATGTTGACGATATGGATGTTGTTTGAATCCTCTTTTTAAAACTGTAGATTCTTCTAGTTTTTGGGAGAGCGGAATTTTATCCAAATTCGGTATTTTCTCTCCTCTTTTTCGTGATGTTAGTTTCTCAGCATCGGTGATCACAATATCATGTTGATCAAAAGCAAACATGATAGTCTTCAAATTAAACCAAGATAATACCTCCTGTTTAACTGCCATGATACCATCATCACCATATAGATACATCAGCACACAATCATCAAATTTATCCAAATATATAGGATCGACACCCTGTGTCAAGATGATATAGCGCCAGATGTATCTCAGCATCAAAATATTAATCAAAGTATTCTGTATAACAGTAGTTGCTGTCCCTGAAGGTGCTCCACAAACAACTTGATAAACAAAGTCATTCATAAGATGATAAGCTGATAGAATTTCTTCTGCTATTACAGAAATTTTCCGTTCGATGTTAGGAAGGGTTGAATTTTCTTTATACCAATCGGAAATCAAATCAAATGCGTAATGTCCAACATCGGATGGTAAGCGTGGGCCAAAGTCTGAATAATCAAATGTAATAATATGTTTAGAAAATTGATTGAGTGAATTTGCCAAACGACTCCATGAAGG